CTTTTTTTTCTGACAATTCGTCAGGGTGAATCTTTGTCCAGAGTGTAAAATGTTTTCTCTGTATCACTTTTGGGTTGTCTTCAAAAAACACTTGAAGAACATTAAATCCTAGGTTAAATGCGTGGTTCGAAATCTTTGTTAATACTGTTGACTTACCAACTCCTGTTGGTGCGAGTATAACACCGATTTCACCTTTTGCTAATCCTCCTTTTAACAATCTATCGATTCCTGGTATACCCATTGGTATTGGGTGTCTGTAGTCATCGTCCAAGACTTGGTCTAGGTTTGAAAAGACATCTAACATTGATGTGTCTTTTGAACCAACAAGTAATGCGTCTCTTACTAATTCTTCTAAGGTGTCGTAGTTTTCAAACTCACCACCATCAATAATTTTCTGAGCTTTTTTCATTACTTTCTGTAACTCTTGTTGTTTACAGAATTTTAATGCCTTTTCTTGTACAAAATCCACTCCGTCGATAGGCGCAGACTTGATTTTCTTGATTGTATCAAGAACAACTTTAACAGCAGTTTCTTGTTGTAATTCGGATTTTGCGACTTGTTCCAACGTATCAAATGATGGTGTGTGGTCATACTTTTTATAGTACTCTTTTATCATTTGAATGATGATTTTAAAATACTTGTTTTCAAAATAATTATTCTCTATTACATCAATAATCGAATGTGAAAAGTCTTTGTCTACAATGATTTGATTAAGTAATTGTATTTGAAAATTGTTGCCAAGATATTCAAAGTTTTTGTTTGTCGCCATAATTTTTTCCTCCTATCAGTAATGATAAATACTCCTAGTTTTGAATAAATTGTGGATAAAAATAATTAAATTTTTTGCCTGAAAAAATGTCAGTAAGTTCAGACAATATGCTTTTCAGCTTTGGGCGTAGGTCTACGGTATATCTGACCTTTGGGGGGTATACTTTTGCGTCAAATGTCCTCTGACAAATTGTCATGTTTTCAACCTTAATATAAAGGTTAAAATTTTCTTGTCCTTCGGTAATTGGGGTGTTTAATACATCTGGATTTTCCATCATTTCGTACTGGTTTTCCATCATATAAACAACTGACCTCATTTTCAAATCATATTGTAAACCATTACAAAATGATTTAATGTAGTCGTAGAATTGTTCAGACTTATGTGCGTTTTTGTTAAATCCTTTAACATTAAAGAATCTTTGTACAACGATATTATCATTACACATAAGAAGAAATTCTACTTTTGTTACATCTTGATCTTTCATTTTTTTTACTTTTTTGTTTTGTTTCTAAAATTTGTTTTTTCTTTTCTTGATAGTTTTAAAAATGGCTTTAAAAAATTTACCCAAGCGTCGTCACCCTTTGGGAGAAATTTGAAGAATCCGTCTTCCATCATCATTCTTATTAGGTTTCTGTGTCCTCGTCCATCAGGATCTAATGACTCTGAGTAATACGACCTAACAAGTTCTTTTCCTTCCTGAGAAATGAGTGGATTAGCTAGGTCCACCAATTTTTCATTAATTGTGAAAAACTCTTCTCCAAATATTCCCTCTTTGGTTTTCCCACTAAGGAGATTTTGTAAAGCAACATTTCCCTTCTGTTCTGAAAGTAACATTTCTGCCTTTGTTAAAATATCGGTATATTTTAATTCAGTATCAAGTATTTCAGGAAACAGTTTAAGAAATGTTTTTTCACCCAAATAAAAAATACCATCAATATTATCTGAACTATCACCAGTTAATATTTTATAGGTTTTAACATTATAGTGTGGTATTTCGGATTCATATATTTTAATTCCGTCACCATTTTTATAATATCGCTTTTGTTGGGGTGAATATATAGTTACCTTCTCAGAAATAAGTTGTGTTAAATCTCTATCTGATGAAAATATTGTTTTATCTTCATCTTCTGAAATCTGACAATAGTAAGCGATTAAATCGTCGGCCTCCGATTGTTCAACTTCTAATTGTCTAACAAACATTTCTTCAAGGTATTGTTTTACTCTGTTTTTTTGGGTTGTAAAAGACTGTTCTTTAAAATCTTCGTCGTCTTTTTGTTTTCGATTAAGTTTGTACTTGGGATAGATTAGTCTTCTCTGAGAAGAACCTGTTTGACTATCCCAAAATACCACAACTTTATTATAATTACTTTCCTCTAAAAATCGTCTTAGAGTGTTTAAAAAATGCCAGGTACCACCAACGTGCTCTCCTTTATTAAAAAAGTCTCTAACACCGTGAAAACCAATTTTTAATAGATTGTTTCCATCAACTAAAAGTGTTTTAGTCATTAAATTCTTCGTTAAAAGGGTTTGACGATACTAAATCTTTCTTTGTAATATAATCAGAAAAAAATTCTGTAAATATTGCTTCCATTACTGGGACACATATTGAGTTACCAGCTAATGCTACGTGGGCAGTATTAGATAAAGATGTTGTAAGTAACAAATCGATGTCTTGTTTTCTCACACCCATAAATCTATAACCTTCTCTTGCTGTAATTGTTCTTACTCTACCATCTTCAGTTAAAATTTGTGGTGAGCCACTTGTTGTAAGACAAGGTGAACATCCATCAATAGAGTAAATTCTTCTTGTTTGGTCATAACTAACGTCATCTCTTCTACCAACTAATTTACATATTGTGTGTTTTTTTGGTTCGTGTGGTGTAAATGGACAATTAATAATCAATGACTCATCAAAATTTTGTTCAATGTGTGGTCTCATAGGAACTCTAGTTCTTTTATGATTATCAACGTTCATCATTTTTTCTTGTACTTCTTCAATACTACTATTTAGAACTGACATCATAAAAACTCTTTCTCTATTTTGTGGACAACCAAAGTCAGCACCATTAAGGACTCTCCAATAAGAACTATAACCAAGTCCTCTTAAAAAATAGATATGTTTTTTAAAATTTTCGTAATGATTTTTTGAAACCAAGTTTTTAACGTTTTCCATTAACAAAAATTTTGGTCTATTTGCGGATAATAACCTTTCAACATCAAATAATAACCCACTTCTTGTTCCTTCTTTAATTCCTCTTTGTACTCCAGATATTGAAATATCTTGGCAAGGAAATGAATATGTTAGTAAGTCACAACTTGGAAAGTTATTTTCATCAATTTTTGTAATATCACCTAAATTTCCATAAGTTGTTGTATGTAAAACATCATAACATTCGTTTGCCTGTTTGAAGTTGTCGCAGTTTGCAACATTTTCATAATCAACACCAATATATTTAAGTGCTAACTCTTGTGTTCCGTAACCGGAAAATAACGATACTACTTTTAATTTATTCTTGTTCATAAACTTTTTCTTCTTTTAAATCAAATTCACCATCTACACCAATAATATTTTTCCAATATTCAGCATAATCTTTTTTGTAGTCTTCAATAGACTTTTTTTCTTCCGTAGCATCCTTTCCAGGTAAAAACCCGTGAGGTGTTACAATAATTTTACCGTCCTCAAACCCAAGTCCATTAATATGGTTTTTCATAACCGATACTTTTGTTCTTGATGCAAATTTAACAGTTCTTTTGTCTTTTGTTGCTGTAATCTTTGTTGTTCCGGCTCCTTTTTGATTTCCATATAAAAACACCAAAGATGAGTTTAACCAGATTGCTTCACCACCTTTAGCTTTAATTTTTGGTTGTCCAAATGGATTGTCTGGTAATTCAACCCAAGGTTGATTAACGATAATTAATGTGTTTTCGTATTTTGAATCTGCTTTTCTTGAACCAGAAATTCTTTGGTTAATTCCCATACCAATTTTATCTGCTAGTACTGAAGCATTGTGTTGTTTACCACCTTTACCTTCGTAGGTCATTTTACAAGGGACAGAACCAACAGAATCCCACATAATACATAATGAATAGTCAAGTTCACCCTTTTCTTGAGCATCCAACAAATCATTAATATAATCTGTGATTTGTTCAATATAACTAAAATTGTTATTAAATAAAAAGAAACCATCCCAAGTAAGTTCACCAGTCTCTTCATCCACAACTTCTTCACATTCAAACCCCATAATTTTTGAGTGTTCAAAAGACCATTTTTGTTCTGTAATTATGAAGACAGGTAGAATACCTTTCTTTTGTGCGTCAACAGCCGTCTTAACAAGTGCTGTTGTTTTACCAGTATCAGAGTGACCCAAAAACATATTAATATGTCCCATAGCTGGACCTGGAAGTCCTACAGCATCTAAAAATGCTGGACCTAAATCAAAGTATCTTTGTGGTTTGTATTTTGCATCTGAAGAGAATTTTTTCTTCAAAGCACTAAAGTCATTTTTTTTAATTGCCATATATTCTTTTTTAAAAAGATAAGAAAAAGTGGGTACATT